CAAATAATACACCAGAACTTGCAAGAGAACTTTTTATAAAATCAAAGGAGAATATTAATGATGAGTCTGAATCGAACTTTAATCGTGCTGTCAGTTTCTATATTGTTAATAAATGTTCTTTTAGTGGTCTTACCGAAAGTTCATCTTTTTCTGAGCAAGCAAGTAACTCTAATTTCTCTTTGAGAGGAATCTACAAATTGCCCGAGTATTCCAAGTTAATTGCTAAGTGGCGTATAACTAACTATTCCTATGATTATCTGATGGATGGAAACAAGAGTGCTTTTATGTATCTTGATCCTCCTTATGACATTAAGGATAATCTCTATGGGAGAAAGGGATCAATGCACAAAGGATTTGATCACGATAAGTTTGCTTCTGATTGTGATGCTAATAGTATGGACCAATTGGTAAGTTATAATTCAGACCAACTTGTAAAGGATAGGTTTAAGAACTGGAACGCTGCTGAGTTTGATCTCACTTATACGATGCGTTCTGTTGGTGAATATATGCGAGAGCAAAAACAACGTAAAGAACTACTGCTTTTTAATTATGGAATTGAAGGACTGGTTAAACTCGATCAATCAAACTAAGCAACATTTGATTGATGAAGATCCTTCACTTGAGAAGGAATATGCACCTTATATTATCAATCGTTGTCTTTCTGGACACATTGATTGTGTGATGTATGCTAATGAAATGAATCGCTATCATTCTCTTCCGAAGAAACTTCAGTATGACTTTTTTATAAATAGTCTGAGGAAAAAGAAGAGATTTTCTCCCTGGCTCCGACAAGATAAAATCAAAGACCTTGATTATGTCAAACGTTATTATGGTTATAGTAATGAGAAGGCAAAACAAGCTTTGAAGATTCTAACAAACGAACAACTTACTTTTATTAAATCGAAATTTGAAACTGGAGGAACAAAATGAGTGTCGTTCAAGAACCTGAAGTGAAGTGGACGCCCGACCAAATGGTGGAAGTGATTCTCAATGAACCCGATGACTTTCTTAAGGTTCGTGAAACTTTGACCCGTATCGGAGTAGCTTCAAGAAAAGAAAAGAAAATCTATCAGTCTTGCCATATTCTGCATAAGCAAGGCAGATATTATCTCGTTCACTTTAAGGAACTGTTTGCTCTTGATGGCAAACACGCAAACTTAACTGTGAATGATGTTCAACGTCGTAATCGCATTGCCCAACTTCTTGCTGATTGGGGTCTAATTACAATTGTTGACGTTACTAAGATTCAGGACATTGCACCACTGAACCAGATTAAGGTTCTCGCTTACAAAGACAAGGGTGACTGGATTCTGGAAACTAAGTATAATATTGGTGCTAAGAAGAAAAAGGTAGAGGATACCGAATGATTTTGTGGGGAGTTCAACACTCCCTTTTTTTATGTTTCTTGTATAATTAGATATGGATGCCGAAAGGGTCCACAAAACACAAACTCGCTTTAAAGGAGCTACCATAATGACTAACCTTTCAAGGTATACTGCTGCGGATTTGCCTGCCTTAATGGATAGGATTACTCGGCATAGTATTGGAATGGATGAGTATTTTGACCGTCTATTCAATCTTCACGAAACTAATTCAAATTACCCACCTTATAATTTGGTTCAAGTTAGTAATGTTGAATCCCGTCTAGAAATCGCACTTGCAGGATTTAAGAAATCGGAAGTTAATGTTTTTACTGAGTATGGGAAACTTTTTGTAGAAGGACAAAAAGAAGACAAAGAAACCGATACTCAATATGTTCATAAAGGTCTTGCTCAAAGAAGTTTCAAGAGAGCGTGGACAATCGCAGATGACACTGAAGTCAAAGATGTAATTTTTGAAGATGGGTTGCTTTCAATTCAGTTGAGAAAGATTGTTCCCCAGCATCATCAGCGAAAAGACTATCTCTAAATAGTACTGAATATCGTTGCCGCAAGGGGAGCAACTGGCAAAATCCAGTTGACGCTCCCCCATTTTTTTGCTATAATGTGTTGAAGGGGTGAGATAAAAATGTCAATCAAACTTGCACTATTAAAATCTGGTGAGACAGTTATTTCCGATCTTAAGGAAATTGTTTCTGATGAAAAACCTTGTGGTTATATTTTCAATAAACCATATAAGGTTCTTACAGAAAGGTCTATTCTTTTAACTGAGAATGTAGATTATGATGCTAAAATTGAAGTATCTTTGTCGTCGTGGATTCTTCTGACGCAAGATGAACAAATTTTAGTTCCGTTAGATTGGGTTGTAACGATTGTTGAACCACTTAATTCGGTTAAAGACCTTTATGAGGAAAGAGTAAATGGAAAAAACAATTAAGTGCCTTTTGTTAAAGGTTGATAATGTAATTGTTACAGAGATTGTTGAAGTTGGTTCTGAACTTGGAGAACCTGATTGCAAACTTATCAATCCATATAGAATTGATGTTGAGGGGAATCTAACTCCTTGGCCAGATGTGACTGATCAAAGAGAAATGATGATTCACTCTGATAGTATTCTTACAATTGTAGATCCAAAAGAAGAAATTATTGAAAAGTATCTTGAATTAACTGCCTGATGAGATTTTACACCAATGTGCAGATGGTCGGGGATCACTTCTTGGTTCGTGGTTATGAAAATGGTAAACATTTCATGACTCGTGAGAAGTTTTACCCGACTCTTTTTGTCCCTTCAAAAAAGAAAACTAAATATCAAACTTTAACTGGAGAGTATGTAGAAGAAGTTAATCCCGGAACGGTAAGGGAATGTCGTGATTTTGTTAAAAGGTATGATGGAGTAGAAAACTTCAAGATTTATGGAAACACTGGATACATCTATCAATATATCTCTGAAATGTATCCGGAAGAAGAAATCAAGTTTGATATTGGTAAAATTAAAGTAACCACACTTGACATTGAGGTTGCATCTGAAAATGGATTTCCTGATGTAGAATCTGCATCTGAAGAAGTTTTATTGATTACAATTCAGGACTATTCTTCGAAACAGATTCGTACTTGGGGCGTCGGTCCGTTTCAAAATAAACAAAAGAATGTCATTTATAAGTCCTTTCAAACTGAGAGGGATTTATTAAACGACTTTATTAACTGGTGGATGGTTGAGGATAATACACCAGAAGTTATAACTGGATGGAATATTGAATTGTACGATATTCCATACCTTGTTCGTCGCCTTGATAGGATTTTTGGTGAAAAACTAATGAAACGTATGTCTCCTTGGGGTCTTGTGACTGAAAGTGAGATTTATATTTCTGGTCGTAAACACATTTCCTATGATGTTGGAGGTATCACTCAACTTGACTATTTGAATCTTTATAAGAAATTTACTTATAAAGCACAGGAATCTTATCGTCTTGATTATATTGCTCAGGTTGAACTTGGTCAGAAAAAACTTGACCACTCTGAGTTTGATACTTTTAAAGATTTCTACACTAAAGGTTGGCAGAAGTTTGTAGAATATAACATCATTGACGTGGAACTTGTTGACCGAATGGAAGATAAGATGAAATTGATTGAACTTGCAATTACGATGGCATATGACGCAAAAGCAAATTATGCTGATGTGTTTTCGCAGGTTAGGATGTGGGATACGATTATTTACAATTATCTTAAAGAAAGAAATATTGTCATTCCTCCTAAAGAACGTTCTGATAAAGATTCAAAATATGCAGGTGCTTATGTAAAAGAACCTATTCCGGGAATGTATGATTGGGTTGTGTCTTTTGACCTTAACTCCCTATATCCGCATTTGATTATGCAATTCAATGTGAGTCCTGAAACTCTTATAGACGATAGACATCCTACAGTTACAGTTGATAAGATTCTTAATCAAGAATTGACATTTGAACTTTATAAGGACTATGCGGTTTGTGCTAATGGTGCAATGTATCGTAAAGATGTTCGTGGATTTCTTCCAGAACTAATGGATAAGATTTATAAGGATCGCACCATTTACAAAAAGAAAATGCTTGCTGCCAAACAAGAATATGAGAAAAAGAAAACCAAAGAACTGGAAAAGGAGATTGCAAGGTGTAACAACATTCAAATGGCAAGAAAGATTCAACTCAACAGTGCTTATGGTGCTATTGGGAATCAGTATTTCCGTTATTACAAACTAGCAAATGCTGAAGCAATTACTTTGTCTGGACAGGTTGCGATTCGTTGGATTGAAAATAAACTCAATCAATATTTAAATAAAGTTCTGAAAACTAAAGAGGTAGATTATGTTATTGCTTCTGATACCGACTCTGTTTATCTCAATATGGGTCCTCTGGTTGAGACTGTATACAGGGGAAGAGAGAAAACTACTCAAGGCATTGTTTCGTTCCTTGATAAGGTCTGTCAGGTGGAACTTGAGAAGTATATTGAAGGTTGCTACCAAAAACTGGCTGAGTATGTGAATGCTTACGATCAGAAGATGCAGATGAAGCGTGAGAACATTGCTGAGCGTGGAATCTGGACTGCGAAGAAGCGATACATTTTGAATGTCTGGGACAGTGAAGGTGTTCGTTATGAAGAACCTAAACTTAAGATGATGGGTATTGAAGCAGTCAAATCTTCTACTCCCGCACCTTGTCGTCAAATGATTAAGGATGGTCTAAAATTGATGATGAGTGGAACTGAAGAACAGGTGATTGACTTTATTGATAAGTGTCGTTCTGACTTTAAAAAACTTCCACCAGAACAAATTGCCTTTCCAAGAACTGCTTCTGATGTGCGTAAGTATCATTCTTCAGCAACCATTTACGCTCATAAAACTCCCATTCATATTCGTGGGGCACTTCTCTATAATCATTATATAAAAGAAAAGAAACTGACCAATAAGTATTCCTTAATTAGTAATGGTGAAAAAATTAAGTTTGTGTATTTGAAAAAACCAAATACAATTCAAGAAAACATTATTTCTTTTATTCAAGATTTTCCAAAAGAACTTGGTCTTGACAAATACATTGACTATGACTTACAATTTGAGAAGAGTTTTATTGACCCACTTAAATCAATTCTTGATTCGATTGGGTGGAGAGTGGAAAAAACAACAAGTCTTGACTCATTTTTTGTATGATGAATTTACCAATTACTGAACGGGAATTTGAAAAAATTCTTGAGTTGCTTAAAAGAACTGATGAAAAGCAGTTGTATAATAAATTATGGTCTTTTAATTTTAACAGGAACAAATAACTATGGACTTTCTTAAGGAAACTAATGATACAATGATTAAGGTAAAATATAAATTCAAAGAGTATCCAAATTCAACACTCTTTAAGTTATTTAAAACTGAAAAACAGGTAGAGATTTTTAAATCTCAAAATCCACATTATATTTTTGAGTGATTTATGGACTTTCTTAAGGAAATTGTAAAAGAAGTTGGTGGTGAATACACTCAACTTGCTGCAGATATTGATGAGACTGAAAAGTATGTTGATACGGGTTCATACATTTTTAACGCACTGGTTTCAGGTAGTATATTTGGTGGTGTATCTGGGAATAAGATTACTGCTATTGCTGGAGAGTCTTCTACTGGAAAGACTTTTTTCTCTCTCGCCGTTGTTAAGAACTTTCTTGATACTCATCCTGATGGTTACTGTCTCTACTTTGACACTGAGGCTGCTATCACTAAATCTCTCTTAGAAAGTCGGGGTGTTGATATTAATCGCACTGTTGTTGTAAATGTAGTAACCATTGAAGAGTTTCGTGGAAAAGCACTCAAGGCAGTAGACTTGTATATGAAAAAACCTGCCGAAGATCGCAAACCTTGTATGTTTGTGCTAGACTCTTTGGGTATGCTTTCAACAGAGAAAGAGATTACTGACGCACTCAATGATAAGCAAGTTCGTGATATGACCAAATCTCAATTGGTTAAAGGTGCTTTCCGTATGCTTACTCTTAAATTGGGGCAGGCAAATATTCCTATGATTGTTACTAACCACACTTACGATGTTATTGGCGCTTACGTTCCTACAAAAGAAATGGGTGGTGGTTCTGGTCTTAAGTATGCCGCTTCTAGTATCATATATTTGTCGAAGAAGAAAGAGAAAGATGGAACAGAAGTCGTTGGAAACATTATCAAAGCAAAGACTGCTAAGTCGCGTTTGAGTAAAGAAAACCAAGAAGTCGAAGTTCGTCTTTATTATGATGAAAGAGGTCTAGACCGTTACTATGGTCTTTTGGAACTTGGTGAAGAAGCAGGAATGTGGAAAAATGTTGCGGGGCGTTATGAGATTAATGGTAAGAAGATTTATGGTAAGGAAATCTTAAAAAATCCTGACCAATATTTTACTGAAGAAGTAATGCAGCAACTTGATGCTGCCGCGAAACAACAATTCTCTTATGGAACGAATTGAGACAACCATTCTCAGAAATTTAGTATTTAATGAAGACTACTCACGCAAAGTCATACCTTTCATTCAACCAGATTATTTTGAGCAAAAGACCGAAAAGGTCATTTTTGAGGAGATTGTTCAATTTATTGTTAAGTATGGTTCGGCAATCACAATCGAAGCACTTAATATTGAGGTAGAAAATCGCACTGATTTAACTGAAGAACAGATTAAAAATATTAGAGAGATTAATAAGTCTCTCAATGATTCCGTTGTAGATAAACAGTGGTTGCTTGATACGACCGAAAAGTGGTGTCGTGATCGTGCCATTTATTTGGCATTGATGGAATCTATTCATATTGCTGATGGTAATAATGAAAAAAGGAATCGTGATGCGATTCCAAGTATTCTTTCAGATGCTCTTGCAGTGTCTTTTGATAATAATATTGGACACGACTACTTACAAAATTATGAAGAACGGTATGACTTTTACCACAGAAAAGAAGACAAAATTGAATTTGATCTTGAATACTTTAACAAAATTACCAAAGGTGGTCTCCCTAACAAAACTCTTAATATCGCTCTTGCTGGTACGGGCGTCGGGAAGTCTTTATTCATGTGCCATGTGGCTAGCTCCGTCTTGCTCCAAGGACGGAACGTTTTGTACATTACGTTGGAAATGGCGGAAGAGCGAATTGCTGAAAGAATTGATGCAAACCTATTAAATGTTCCTATTCAGCAATTGATGGAACTTCCTCGTCAAATGTTTGAGAATAAGGTAACTGGTATTGCTAAAAAAACACAAGGAACTCTTATAATTAAGGAATATCCAACTGCTTCTGCCCATAGTGGACACTTTAAAGCACTTCTTAATGAATTGGCACTTAAGAAGTCATTTAGACCTGATATTATTTTCATCGATTACCTTAATATTTGTGCTTCCTCTAGGCATAAGGCAAATAGTTCTATCAATTCTTATTCATATATCAAGTCAATTGCTGAAGAACTTAGGGGACTCGCCGTTGAGTTTAATGTCCCGATTGTATCCGCTACTCAGACCACTCGTTCAGGTTTTGGTTCTTCTGATGTTGAACTTACTGATACTAG